TCTCGACTTGGTTCTCGCATCCGACGATTGCGGGCGAGACCACCAACCAGGACGGCAACTACGCCTTTCCGGTGACCGGCATCAAGGTGCTGGTGAATTCTGGTGATGGCACTGCCACCCTGAAGCTCATTCAAGCGGGGATCTGATCGTGCCCGTAGGGTATGGCGGCGTCACCAACCAAGCGAACACCTCAGACGGGTTCGCTGATAACGTCAACGCGATTAACGTCGTTGGCGGGAATGTGGGCGAGGATGTCGGCGACGACGGCGTGGTAGACCTTTACGGTGCCGCGCCGACGACAACGTTTTACATTGCTGACGAGACCAGCCCAGGGTACGTTCTCCAAGAGAACGACGACAAAATTATTCTGGAGTCATCGTAATGGCCGACCAAAAAATCTCCGCAATGCCAAATGCGCTAACGCTGACCGGCGCAGAACTTATCCCAATGGTGCAGAGCGGCGCCAACGTTAAGGCCACTCTTTCGACTCTCCGCGGTTTTGCTGCTGACTATGGCGCATGGAGCGACAGCACCGATCAGACGGGCAACATTTCTGCCGGTACCGTAATCACGTTCAACACCATCGATGTCGCTGACGGCTTGACTCTGGTAGATGGCAGCAAGATTACGGTGGTCAACGCAGGTATCTACAGCTTGCAATTCAGCGCACAGTTTAAGAATACGGACAACGCGCAGCAGGACGCAACGATTTGGCTGCGAATTGATGGATCGGACCTTGCAAATTCAGCGACTCAGTACACGATCCCGGCTCGCAAGAGCGCAGGCATCTTTGGCTACAACGTCGCCAGCCTGACTTTCATGCTTGATTTGACTGCTGGCCAGTATGTGCAGATCGTTTGGGTGCCGACTTCAACGACGGTGACCCTTGAGCACTTGCCAGCAAGCGTGTCCCCGGCCTACCCGGCAATTCCTTCGATCATTGCCTCGATGATGCAGGTGGCCTAAATGCCTGCCAAGTCCAAGTCCCAGTTCAGGCTCATGAAGGCCGCCGAACACAATCCAGAATTCGCCAAAAAAGTGGGGATTCGACCTGATGTTGCGGCCGAGTACACCCAATCAAACAAGAAAGGGAGTGCGTATGGAAAGCTACCTGAAAAAAAAGCTAAAGGCGGCCCGTCTTTGGCTGTCGGACGTGGTGAAAAGCTGTCGGTCGACCGTGGCGCGGGTCTTACGGCGAAAGGCCGAGCGAAATACAACCGGGAAACAGGATCAAACCTGAAGGCTCCACAGCCCCAAGGAGGCCCCCGCAGAGACTCTTTCTGCGCGAGAATGGGTCCTGTCGCTGAAAAAAGTGAAAAAGGCAGCAGAGCACGCGCTTCGATGAAGCGGTGGAACTGCCCCGGATGGTAAAGGAGCACCATGGCGTACTCAGACACATACGGGCAAGTCTTCAATGTTCAGACATTGATTGACCACGGCGCTCGGCGCTGCGGCAAACTGGCCGAGGAACTCACTGCGGAGCAGCTTTTGACGGCTCGGCAGTCGTTGGGCTTCGTTCTGACGAACCTGATCAACATCGGCATCCAGTATTGGGCGATCAAAAAGGAGGTTATTGGCCTCTCTGCCGACAAATACATCTACACCCTGCCTGTTGGGGCCAACGATGTGCTCAACGCCCTGTATCGGACCCTGAATCGGCCCACCGGGAACTACACATCCTCGGCTGGCGGCATGGTTGCTCTGGCTTTTGACAACGATGTCAACACCTACACCCAACAAACAAGCCCAAACGGCAACATTTCGGTCGATTTTGGGACTGACAACCCAATTTATGCTGGCTCGATCGGCGTTCTGCCTTACGTTGCTGGTGGTGGTAGTGCTACTTGGACCTTTTCCCTCCAATATTCCACCGACGGGATCACCTGGAACACCCTAGAGAACGTTGGCACGACGGTGGTGGCCGATAACCAGTGGCTTTGGTACGACATCGACCCTGGTCAGACGGTCCAGTACTACCGAATTCAGGCTTCTGGCGGCACTACGCTGGCTTTGCGTGAGTTTTACGTGGGAAATAACTCCCGCGAGATCACGATGGCCCGTCTGAACCGCGACGACTACACAAATCTGCCCAATAAGAACTTCACGGCCAACCAGCCGTACCAGTTTTGGTTCAATCGCACGGTTCCGCAGCCGGAAATCTACCTTTGGCCGGTGCCTAGCGACCCGTTCGTCCAAATGACGATTTGGTACAGCAAGCAGGTCATGGATGTGGGCGATCTGACGGACGAATTGCAGATCCCGCAGCGATGGTATCTGGCTGTGGTGAACATGCTGGCGCATCAGATGGCCATGGAGCTACCAAACGTGCCGTTTGAGCGCATTACGTACCTTGAGCAGCAGGCTGAGAAGTACCTGAACTTGGCAGAGCAGGAAGAGCGCGACAAGTCGCCGATCTACTTCGCTCCTAACATCTCTGTGTATACCGCCTGACCATGCCGATCTTCCTCGACACCCTCGGAATGAGCACGCTAGCGGTTGCTATCTGCGATCGCTGCAAGATGAAGCGTGCCCACGCGGTGATGAGGCCAGATCCGAACTTTCCTGGCTTGCAGGTGTGCGATCAGGGATGTGCAGACCAGAAGGACCCTTATCGGCTTCCGGCCCGTAAGACAGAGCGCATCAACCTCCGTTTCCCGCGCCCCGACGTGAGCGTGGCACTCGATCCGAACAACCTCGTTACCGACAACCAAGGTGACTGGGTAATTTCGACCGAGGGCAACACCGATACGCCGGAGAACAACGGTAACCTTGACGGAATTTCGGTGTCACCATAATGGCCAATCAAACTATTACCCAGCTTCCAGCCGCGGGCCCAATCACAGGCACCGAGCTTGTACCCATCGTTCAAAACGGCGGGACGTATCGCACGACCACGGGCGCGATTGCTAACAGCCCGACGCTGAATCAGACCTTTGTGACCCAGTCGCAAGAGGTCAACCTAACAAATAGCCGTTATCTGTCGGTCGACACCGGCCTGCAACTCACAGATGGCGGCTCGCTGTCGTTCCTGCGTATTGGCATGACCGGCGCGGCCAGCAGCTTGAACGCAGCCTCTTCCGGTTTCATCGTCAAGGACTCGGCCAATACGGTTGTCTCGCGCAGCCTGACTACGTCCGGCACCGGCCTGTCGATCTCTAACCCTGACGGCACTGGCGCTAATCCCATCTTCTCGTTGACCGGCACAGTAGCCTCTCTGGCCAACTTCCCCGGCGTGGGTGTTTTGGCTTTGCGCCCGGGCAACACGATTGCCGCATTGACGGTAACGGGTACGGCCAACCAGATCGCGGTGACTGATGGTGATGGGCAGGCGGGCAATCCGACAATTGGTATTGCAAGCAATCCAGTGCTTCCTGGGACTGGGTCCGTTAAGGTCCCCGGTGGAACCACGGCACAGCAGCCCGTTGGGTCAAACGGTGAATTCCGATACAACACCGATCTGGCAGCTTTTGAGGGCTATGCAGGCGGGTCCTGGCAGGCTTTCCCGATTGGTACAGGCGTCAACACGTTTAGCGCGGGCACCACGGGATTTTCGCCGTCGTCTCCCACCACTGGCTCTATCGTACTGACCGGCACGCTCAACGTGTCCAATGGAGGCACGGGAGCCACTACTCTGACGGGATACGTCAAAGGCAACGGCACGTCGGCCATGACGGCCGCGGCAACGGTGCCGCATACCGATGTCTCTGGTCTTGGCACGATTGCTACTCAGAATTCCAACTCGGTGGCCATCACCGGCGGTGCGATTACTGGCGCCACGATTAACAACGCGGTGATCGGCGGAACGACTCCGGCGGCTGCTACGTTCACGTCTGTGGCGACAACGACCGGCACGATTTCAACGCTGCCCACCAATGCGAATGACCTAGTCAACAAGCAGTACGTTGATGAGCAGGTGGCGGCCGGTCTAAATGTTCACACTGCCGTCAAGTACGAAGTGCCGAACACAACCGGCAACCTGAACGCGACGTACAACAACGGTGTGGCTGGTGTTGGCGCTACGCTGACCAATGCCGGGGCCTTGGCAGCTTTTGCTCCCGATGGTCCGACAGCCATGGTTGGCGACCGCGTTCTGGTCTACAACCAGACCAATCAATTTGAAAACGGCGTCTATGAGGTCAGCGTAGTCGGAAACGGCTCGACTGCCTGGGTACTGACTCGCACGTCAGATACCGACACCTATGGCGCAAACTCTTCTACCAAGCTCGGCCAGGGCTCGTACTTCTTTGTCACTAGCGGCAACACCGGTGCGGGCGAGTCGTATACCTGCACCACGTCTGGCCCGATCACGTTTGGCACCACGGCCATCACGTTTGCTCAGTTCAGCGCATCGGTAACGTATAGCGCCGGAACCGGACTAAATCTCAGCCCATCCACGACGTTCAACATCTCCAACACAGGAGTGAGTGCCGGGGCTTACGGGTCGACGTCGTCTGCCTTGACCTTGAATATCAATGCACAAGGGCAGATCACCAGCGCGTCATCGGCAGCAATTGCAATCACATCTGGTCAGGTGTCTGGCCTTGCGGCTTCAGCAACCACTGATACAACCAACGCCAACAACATCACCTCCGGAACCCTTGATTCAGGGCGCCTGACAGGCTCGTATACCGGAATTACCGGGGTTGGCACCCTAACAGCGGGCACCTGGAATGCAAACGCTATTGGGGTGGCTTACGGTGGCACTGGGCTGACGACAACACCGGCAAACGGTCAACTGGCAATTGGTAACGGAACTGGCTACTCATTGGCCAACCTGACGGCCGGGACCAACGTCTCGATCACCAACACTGCGGGCGGCATCACCATCTCTGCTACACCAGCAGCGGGCGGCACCGTGACCTCGGTGGATGTTTCTGGTGGCACGACCGGCCTGACAACCAGCGGCGGCCCCATCACCGTTAGCGGAACGATTACCCTGGGCGGCACCCTCAATGTGGCCAACGGCGGTACCGGGGCGACCACGCTGACCGGATACGTCAAGGGAACAGGTACTAGCGCCCTTACCGCCTCGTCATCGATCCCGAATACAGACATCACCGGCCTGGGCAGCATGTCGACCCAGAACTCCACCTCTGTGGCTATCACAGGTGGATCAATTGATGGGACGACTGTTGGCTCTACCACAGCAGCTACCGTGCGCGGGACTACGGTTACGGCCACAACGGACTTCTCTGGTCCGGGCACAAACCTGACCGGCACCGCGGCTGGCCTGTCGATTGGCGGTAATGCCGCAACAGCAACAACGGCCACAAACGCAACGAACGTAGCTGGTGGGTCCGCGGGAGCCATTCCGTACAACACGGCAGCGTCAACCACCACATTCCTGAATCTAGGAACTTCTGGGTATGTGTTGACCGCTGGAGCTTCGGCGCCAGCCTATGTGGCTCAGAGCACCTTGTCTGTTGGATCGGCCACAAACGCCACAAATACCACTAATATTGGCATCACTGACGACACGAGCACCAATGCGACGATGTATCCGGTATGGGTCACTGCCAATACCGGAAACTTGCCAGCAAAGGTAACCTCGACAAAGTTGAGTTTTAACCCTTCAACCGGACAATTGACCGCCACTGGCGGCATTTCTGGCGGGGTTTTCTGAAGGAAGAAAAATGGCACAAGCAGGCTATACCCCGATCCAGATTTACTACTCGTCCACGACGACCAATACGCCATCCGCGGGCAACCTTGCCGATGGTGAGTTGGCCATCAACATCACTGACGGCAAGTTGTTTTACAAGGACAATCTTGGCGTAGTTCAGACGATTGCCACCAAGGCAACGGCGGCTATTACATTGCCTTTGTCTGTCAGCAATGGCGGTACCGGCACGTCGTCACTGACGTCCAACAATGTAGTTCTGGGCAATGGAACGTCAGCCGTGCAATTTGTGGCTCCCGGGAGCAACGGCAATGTTTTGACCAGTAACGGGACAACCTGGACATCAGCGGCTCCGCCTGCTCCAGGGATCTCAACAGGTAAATCCATCGCAATGGCGATGATCTTTGGCTTCTAAGGAGAAAACATGGCAAACCCGAACATTGTTGCCGTCACCACAATCACCGGTAACACGACATATCTGACGCCCTCTGGTACTACGGCTGTTGTGTTGCTGCCGAATGCGGCTTCGAGCAACAAGGTCTTTAAGATCAACCAGATAGTTGTGGCCAACACTACTGGGTCCGCAGCAAATGCGACTGTCAGTCTGTACACCAACGGCGCTCAAGCGCAAGGCTCTGCCCCTTCGAGTGGCACTGCTTATCCGATTGTGTCTACGGTGTCCGTGCCTGCTAACGCATCGCTAATTGCGGTGGATAAGACGACGGCAATCTACTTGCAGGAGGGAACCTCTATCACGGTCACCTCGGGCACCGGTAGCGCCCTGACCTATTCGATTAGTTACGAAGACATTTCGTAAGCCGGGAGAACGCGATGTCGATGCGACTTCAGGCGGGAATACTGCTGCCGGGATATGACCCGCTGCGAGTGCCCAACGCGCCGACTATTGGCACGGCTTCTCAAGCGTCGTCAACCTCCGTCTCGGTGCCTTTTACTGCACCGAGTTGCGTGGGAGGCGGCGCAATTACTTCCTACACGGCGTATTGCACCACTACTGGGACAAACACCGTTACTGGAGCCTCTTCCCCGCTGACGGTGGCCGGATTGACCACTGGTCAAGCATATACCTTCCGAGTGTTTGCGACGAATGCATATGGCCCAAGCTACCCAAGTGCCGCTAGCAATAGCGTGACACCTGTGGCAATAGGTCAACAGGCTTATACCTCTGCCGGTACTTATTCTTGGGTTGCGCCAGCCGGAGTTACTTCTGTGTCGGTCGTTGCGGTTGGACAAGGCGGTCCCGGAATCATAACTTTTTGCTCTACGCCTCATGGCGGCGGCGGTGGCTTGGGATACAAGAACAATATTTCTGTTACGCCCGGAAACTCTTATACGGTTTCTATTAGTAGCTCTTCTTCTTATTTCGTCAACACCAGCACTGTTGCTGGGTTTGCTGGTTCTTCCTCTACTTCTGCTGGCGGCGGTTATGTTGGAGATGGAGGCGGCAATGGAGGTGCTGGACCGGGCGGTGGTGGCGGCGCCGGTGGGTATTCCGGTAACGGTGGTGCAGGTTTTTGCGGCTCATACGGATCTTGGGGAAATGGTTCTTCAGGGTCTGGCGGCGGTGGTGGTGGCGGCGCCGTTGGTTATGGGCGCCCTAGTTTTTGTGCATCCCTTCGTTACACAAGCTCCGGCGGTGGCGGTGGTGTTGGATTGCTTGGGCAAGGAGCTAGCGGAAGTGGCGGATTTGGGTTTGGCGGGAATGCCGGTGAATATGGTCAAGGAAATGGGGGCTGCGGAGGCTCTGGCGGGGCGACAGGTCAAACTTGGGGTACAGCTTGCGGCGGATATGGTGGCTTTGGCGGCGCTTACGGTGGCGGAGGCGGCATAGGGCGCAGCAACACTGGCGCCCTCAGCAGTTCTAACGGCGGCGGTCCTGGCGCGGTTCGCATCATTTGGCCTGGAACAACTCGATCCTTCCCGTCAACTAACACGGGGAATCTGTAATGCCTAACTTCTCTGGTATTTGGTCTTCATCGCAACAGTTTCAGGCTCGTGGCCAAAACATTTGGCCTAAAACGCCCGGTGCTCCGACTATTGGCACCGCCACGGCCGGAAACAGTCTTTGCGCGTCTGTTGCGTTCACTGCGCCAACCTGCGCTGGCGTCCCTGCGAGCATTAGCTCTTACACGGTAACGTCCACTCCAGGATGCATTACAGCCTCTGGTGCAGCCTCCCCAATCACCGTGAGTGGGCTTACCAACGCAACCTCGTACACATTCAAGGTCAAAGCAACAAACGCAACTGGTACTGGGCCTTGCAGTGCCGCGAGTAATTCCATTACGGCATCGAGCGCAGGTTCTCAGTCTTACACCTCGGCAGGCACCTATTCATGGGTGGCCCCTTCTGGTGTAACAAGTGTCTCGGTCGTGCTGGGGGCGGAAGATATTTCCCAGGTTCTGGTGGTGGCTTAGGATACAAAAACAATATTTCTGTCACCCCCGGAAACTCTTATACGGTGGTTGTTGGCGCTGGCGGCTCTGGAACTCAATGTTCTTGCTACCCAGTTGCGGGAAATAATAGTTATTTTTGCTCTACTGGCGTCGTCAGAGGCGGCGGGGCATCTGGTGGTGATCCGGGAAGTTCTGGCGGAACCTACACCGGAGACGGTGGCGGCAACGGCGGCGCACGCGGCATATCTAATGCTGCCGGAGGAGGTGGTGCAGGCGGGTATTCTGGCGCCGGTGGTCAAGGTGGATTCCCATGCGGAGGAAGTCCTTTCCGCTATGGATCTAATGGCTCTGGCGGAGCCGGTGGCGGAGGCGGCGCCGGTGCTCGCAATCAAATTGGATGCCCGTGGCGGCAAATTTCGTCTGCCGGTGGCGGTGGTGGTGGTGTAGGAATTTTGGGTTCTGGTAGTTCTGGATCTGGCGGAGTTGGGGCCAGCGGATGCAACTCTGGCACTTGTCGTAATCAGCCTGGATTTGGCGGATCTGGCGGCTCCTCTGGGGCCTCTGGTGGCAACGGATCAACGAATAGTGTTGGCGGCAACGGGGGCGCTTACGGCGGCGGGGGCGGTAGCGGAAGTTTTGTTTACAACTTCTGCCTGGGTTCTTACAACCCTCTTTCTCGCGGAGGCAATGGAGGATCTGGCGCTGTTCGTATCATGTGGCCAGGAAATACTCGTTCCTTCCCCTCAACTTGTGCAGGAAACCCATAAATGAGCGAAAAATATCCTGGCGGGATTATCCGCAGCACACCTGTAACACCCGCTGGCCCTTATCAGGACAGCGCCGCGTCTGGCATTTGGACGCTGGACCAAGCCACCAACTTCATCAAGCAAGGCAACTGGCCTACCGCCGGGAATGTGAATCCAAATGCGTTCATAGAGAATTTGTTTAGCACATACCTCTACACCGGCAACGGCTCTACTCAGACGATCACCAATGGAATTGATCTCGCTGGTCAAGGAGGGCTTGTTTGGAGTAAGGCAAGAAGTAATGCTTTTAGTAACTATTTGTGCGACACAGTACGGGGCCGAGCATATTATTTATATTCAGATGCCACCGTGGCTCAACAAGGTCCATCTGCATCAAATCGAGATATCACGACATTTAACGCTAATGGCTACTCCCTTGGCCCTGATGCAAACGCAGAAATAAACACAAACTCAGTAACTTTCGTCTCATGGACATTTCGCAAGCAGGCGAAGTTCTTTGATGTGGTTACCTACACAGGAAGTAATTCAGATCAAACCATCTCTCATAATCTTGGCAGCACTCCCGGCTGCATTATGATTAAAAAGTTAGATTCAAATACTTTTAACGCGGGATGGGCTGTTTATCACCGCTCTCTCACAAACCCAAGCAACTACTACCTTGTTCTTAACACTACTGCCGCAGAGACAAACTACGGTGGCGCATATATTTCAAGCGTTAATAGTTCAACATTTACCGTTGCCGGAGGTGCTGGTTCTATTAGTATTGCCGGATCTACTTATGTCGCCTACCTCTTTGCCCACAACGCAGGCGGCTTCGGGCTGACGGGTACGGACAATGTGATTTCGTGTGGGTCGTATACGGGCAATGGTTCCGCAACAGGCCCGACCGTTACGCTTGGCTATGAACCGCAGTGGTTGCTTGTGAAACGCGCTAGTAATGTTGCGCAATGGTATTTGATTGACAACATGAGAGGTATGGCGCTTACCGGAAACGGAAACAGCCTATATCCAAATACTAGCCAATATGAAAACCAGTACTGGGCTGCGAACTTCATAAACATTAACTCAACTGGTTTTCAGGTTGTAAACAGCGACACTGAGATAAACGCAAGCGGCGACACCTACATCTACATCGCCATCCGGCGCGGCCCGATGAGAACGCCGACGAGTGGGACGAGTGTGTTTAGTCCTAACTACGCTTCTTCAACCACAGGGCAACAAATTACTACTAATTTTCCTGTTGATTCTCAAATATTGAGATACCTTCCTTCTGGTATTGGTGGATATTGGTTTGATAGGCTTCGCGGTGTTTCATCAACCACTACTGAAAGTGGTCAGGCTTTGTATCCAAACAATACAAATGCTGAAACAGCAGAGTCCTACACAAGATACTTTAATAACACAGGGTATCAACAAAATAGTGGATTTGCCGTTGGCACACAAATGATTGGATATTCATTTGCTCGTGCGCCGGGGTTCTTTGATGTTGTCTGCGGGACAGGTCCTGTGGCTACGGCATATCACAATCTTGGCGTTATTCCTGAAATGATTATCATGAAACGCCGTAACGGAACTGATCCGTGGTGGGTTGTTTCATCTGGTCTTGGTAGCATCAACGCCGACTATATTCTTCTAAACACAAACGCCGCAAAAGTTACTGAGTCAAACAATTTGGTGAACGCAACTTCAACAACATTCAGTCCGCAATATTTTTTTGGAGGCGGCAATACATGGGTTGCCTATCTATTTGCAACACTTGCTGGCGTATCTAAGGTAGGCTCATATACAGGCACCGGCACAACGCTACAGGTCAACTGTGGATTTACTGGTGGCGCTAGGTTTGTAATGATTAAGCGCACCGACTCTACTGGTGACTGGTATGTATGGGACTCGGCTCGAGGGATTGTGGCCGGTAACGACCCCTACCTGCTCTTGAACAGTACCGCCGCAGAAGTCACCAACACCGACTACGTTGATACTTACAGCGCCGGATTTGAGATTAGCAGCACCGCGCCAGCCGCGATTAACGCAAACGGCGGAACCTACATCTTCTTAGCAATAGCATAAGGAAAAATCATGTATAGAGTTCGATCAGACGGCTCACTCAAAACTCAAGGTGAAATCCGTCAAATGTATCCCAACACCTCGTTCCCAAAGGTCTGGACGCCTGAGCTGGTAGAAGAGCTTGGCCTAGACCCGGTGTTCGAGACCCCCGCACCGACAACCACTGTTTACCAGACCGCCTTCAAAAATGGTGTTGAGCAAGTGGCTGGGAAGTGGGTATGGAAGTGGGCTATCGGCCCTGTCTTCACAGACATCACTAACGAAGACGGAACCGTAACCACGGCTGCTGCACAAGAGGCTGCACACAAGGCTCGGATTGATGACGAGGCGGCAAAGGCAGTACGAGCAACCCGTGATCGCTTGATTGCTGAGACCGACTGGCTGGTAATTAAGAATTTAGAATTAAATCAAAATGTACCTGGCAGATGGGAAGTCTATCGCCAGGACTTGCGGGACATCCCCCAGCAGGCGGGATTTCCTCACAACGTAACATGGCCTACTAAACCGGAGTAATGACATGCCAGTAACTATTGACGGATCAAATACGCCCACCGCCGGTGGTGTTGGATACGGTGACGGCACCGAATTAGCGTTTACAAACGCCGGTACCGCAGGTCAGGTATTAAAGAGCAACGGGGCTGGTGCGCCTACTTGGGGATCATCAACCGTTAATTTAGCAACAGACGTAA